AACAGCATTATCTATATTGGCTATTTTATTTTTTAATCTATCGTCAGAATAATAAGCAGTTATATTATTGGTAGCTCTTATTTCACCTTGAGTACCTGATGCAGGTGTACCTACCCCTAGTGAAGCGGTTATAGTTAATGATGGACTAGAGGATAATCCTTGTGGGCCTGTTGGGCCAGTTGGGCCTTGAGCACCTGCTGGTCCTTGAGCTCCTGTAAATCCTTGTGGTCCTTGAGCTCCTGTAAATCCTTGTGGTCCTTGAGCTCCTTGTGCTCCTATAAATCCTTGTGGTCCTTGAACTCCTATATCACCTTGAACTCCTTGATATCCTTGGAATCCTTGAGGTCCTTGTACTCCTTGTGCTCCTTGTGTTCCTGTAAATCCTTGTGGTCCTTGAACTCCTATATCACCTTGAACTCCTTGATATCCTTGGAATCCTTGAGGTCCTTGTACTCCTTGTGCTCCTTGTGTTCCTGTAAATCCTTGTGCTCCTTGAGCTCCTACAGATGATGGAGGACCTATTGCACCTTGTATACCTTCAGCACCTTGTACACCTTGAGCTCCTTGGAATCCATTAGGTCCATAATCACTAATATTAATGGTTCCTTGCATAGAGGAATGATATTGACACACATAATATAATGTACTAGGAGCATTATATGGTATTGCAAAAGTAATTATGCCATTATCTGTACCATTATTGGTTACACCTGTATTATATACATTACCAGAACTATAGGCACCAGATACTGTTTGAATCCAAAATGGATGTCCTGAGGCATTTACATTAAATTGATAAGTGAACCCTCGTAATAAGTTTAGAGTAGGATTATTAGAACCATCTATTACATAGGCACCATAACCACTATTAGTGACACTATATATTCTACCTGGAAATATGCCTTGAACACCCTGAGCACCTTGGACTCCCTGATGTCCCTGGAACCCTTGAGCACCCTGGACTCCTTGATTGCCTTGAAATCCTTGTGCACCTGTATCACCGCCTAAATTGCCCTGTGGTCCTATAATACCTTGAATGCCCTGTGATCCTTGAATACCTTGAAATCCTTGAACACCTATATCACCTTGAGCACCTTGAAAACCCTGTGGTCCAAGCCCAGCTAAAATAGTATTAGCAGAAGTAATTCTACCAGAATTATCTATTACCAGACCTACATAATGTGTAGCATTACCATAATTACCTGCCGAAACACCTGAACTAGAAAAATTAACAGAAGGTCCAATAGTTCCAGAAATAAGATTTCCTGTAAGAATTAAATTACCTAAAGTTGAAATACCCGAGGAACTAAAATCACCTGTAGAGGTCAAAACTCCAGTTAAGGAGATATTACCAACAGTTATATTTCCAAAATTAGCTTGATTAATGTTTCCTAGATGAGTACCATTACCTAAAAAAGTATAAAGATCAGAAAAATTATTATTTGTTTTAATAAAAATAGTACGTAGAGGATCACCTGTACCATCATTAGGGATAGTACCTACACCTAGAGTTTGTTTTACATTACTGTTATATATGGACATTAATATCTCTATTAGAGTATATTATATTTATATCCCATAGTTTGTCTAATTTTAGTAGCAGAAATATTTTTAAGTTCTTCAGATAATTCAATTTTTTCTATATTGTAACCAACATCACGACCATAGTAAATATTGGTTATATTAGGCACTAAAATAATAATATATTTACCTTGGTATAACGAATCCAGATCTCTTTTTATAAAATTTGATACCTGTTCAAAATTAAATGGATTAGAATTATTCCAACCATTGCAGTCTCTTACCATAACTGCTACTTGACCGACTCTGTTTAATGCTTCCTCAAATAATGCTCTATGACCAGCATGCCATGGTTGATATCGTCCAAGAAGTTGAGCAGTAGGTAATTTAGTATTAAAAGTAGGTCGTCTTTGTCCATTAATTATCATTTCACCTACATAGGGAACCCATTTTTCTGCATTTTTTTCATTTATTCTAAAATCGTATAAATCTGGAGATATAAATGTTTTATTAGTATCTTCATAGCGACCAGCATCAATAGTATCCATCCATACTGTCCAGTCAGCTTTAAAATTGTGTCGCATTTCAGGTATAGGAGCAACAAAATCACAAATAACATATTCGCCTTTACACTTCATGGCAAATTCCAACATTCTTAGGGATTGCCTAATACGACCTTCTTTACTAAAATCCCAATCATTAAATTTTTTACGCACATCATCAGCATTGAACCAATCAACATGTGCATTTAAATTTTGAAAAGGATTATCTGTTATATTAGAAGAATATTTTTCTCCATGCAATTCAAGATATCTTTTAAGTCTTTCTGCGAAATAAGTTTTACCTGAACCAGGTAATCCCATAACTAATATTTTTTCCATTTAAACTCCAAATACTATATTTAAAACTAATCTTATATTATTTAGTTGAGGACTAGATGAAGCATGAAATCTTCTGGAGTCGAAGATTAAAATTTTTCCTTTTTTAGGATTTGTTTTTTTTATAACTGATATTTCATCATTTAGTTTAGGAGCAAATTCATTAAATAAATAAGTTTCTCCATCGGTATCATTTATATAATAAATTGCCGTAAAAATATTGTTTTTAAAATCATCTAAATCAGAATGAGGATAATGATGATTGTTATTATTACTTTTTGTTAAAAGATTGTACTTACACTTTAGTATTTTTAAATTTTTGTTAAAATGATAAGATAAATTATCTAGAATAGGTCTAATAAAAATTATATTAGAATCATATTTTAAGTCTACAAAATGAGAAAATTGTGGAGGATTAAATCCTTGTTCTACAATACAGCTGTTGGTATATTGAATATCGGATTTTAGAATAGTACCCTCATAATAACTCCATTTAAAATTGTGGGATGTGACGTATTTTTCTAAAGAATTTTGATTATTACAGGGAATAAAATCCTCTATTTCCTCTATAAAAGAATTATAATTATTCATAATTAAATAAATTTTTTTCTAAATTTTTATTTTTGTATCTTTCTATAACGAAATCTGGTAAAATCATTTTTCTTTCAACCCATTCTACTTTTCTTTTAACAGTGTGTAAATCCTTCATATTTAAAGCTCGATCAAATACTTCATTTTCATATTCTACGTTATCAAAATCATGATCAAAATAGTTTTTTTCTAAAAAATCATATATACCTTTCATGGTTTTAAAAGGATTTTTACAAAGATGTTCATATTCGACAAGATAAATCATATCTGGATTTAAAGCAATACCTTCTTTTAACCAGTACCAGGGTTTTATTACCATACCTCCTTTTTTTACATCCATCAATTCCATACATCTTGTTTCAACACTTGGTCTTGCTTCCTCTTCCACAAAAGTATTTGTATACAGACAATTTTTGGCAGCTATTCTTTCAAAAGAATCTAATATCCAAAGAATATCTCTATTACAACATATTATTTTGGTATAGGGAAAAAGTTCTTTTAAAAGAGGAGTATCAGAAGTCCATCCTCTAGATGAATCAAAAATTATAGGTTTGTTTACCTCGTTATAAAAAGAATTAATTAATCCGTACAGTATTGTTTTTCTTCTATTCTCTTTTATAATAAAATTACTCTCAGAATTAGTTAAACCGTTAATAACACTTTTTACTAAACCTTGTAGAGGCGAAGCTATGTCTGCATAAAAATCTGGATTTTGTTTAAGAATACCCGACAATAATGTTGAACCAGATCTTGGGAGTCCCGATATAAAAAAATATTCCTTCACAAATGTTCCTTTTCTTCATGTATTATTGAATTAGTTATTTCATTAATTTTTTTCTTAATAGCAGCACGAATATCATTATTTTTATATATACTTCTTGCCAATTCTATAAAATCTAAATTAAATTCTTGAGCATGTTCTTTATTTCTTATTTTATTTTCAATATCCCAAAGGACATTATTTATATGTTTTAATTCAAGTATAAGATAGTTTATATGAGTCATATCTGTTTTTTTAGATATTTCTAGTAATAAATTATATTCCTTTTTTATATTTTTTAATTTAGTTTTGTTCTTCACGTTAGTTAATTTAATCTCAAGTATAGTTATTTTATCAAATAACTCACCAACAGATATAGGCACATTAATCATAAATAACTTTAGAATTTTTTTTAATTAAACTAGTTAAAAAAAATGTGCTAACAAACATATTTAATTCATTTTCATTAAGATTTGGTAAATTAAAAAGATTATATTTTTTTCTAAAATAATTATAGTTATTAAAATACGAATTAGAGAAACTATCTATAATAGGTTCAACTGACCAAGCCCACATTTTATTACATTTAATATTTTTTTGAATTTTTTGTAAAGATTCTATAAAAATTTGATCTGTTTCTTGTTCATAATGATCTAATAATAAAGTATCACATTTACCTTCAAATTCATTAGCATTACAATAGATAATTTCTATTTTTTCCATAATATTTTTATTAAATTTATTATGATAATTAATTATGTCCAAGTTATTTTCTAAAATAGTTACTTTACTTACATTGGACTTATTTAAAATCCAATTTTCTCTAATTAAAAAACCTAATCCTGTACAAATACAATGTCCTTCTGCTAGATAGTAGTGTGAAAAAACTTGAAATGCTTCAGTGTGTAAATGAGAGTCATAATTATTCCATTTTTTATTATCTATAAACATCTCATAATTTTTGTTAATTTTT